CTCGCTACACCAATTCTTGTTAAGGTTTCTCTAACCTTAAGAAAATCATCTGGTTCATTCAGCATGACCTCTACCATGCTATCCTGCGTCCATTCCACAATGGGCTCAGCTGTTACAGTCATCTCATTCCTCCAGTATCAAGTCGTTGTTTAATAAATTTAATTTGGTCGGGGGTTAATATTTTTAAAGCATTTGCTGCCTTTTCGTTACTATAACCATAGTATTGTTTGATGATTTCGAGATCTGTGACTTTATCCTTACGGAGCCAGGGACTGAATCTTTTCTTTTTTCTCAAAGTATTTAGATAAAATGAATATTGCATGTCTTTATCAAGGAAAGAATATTTATTCATCTCATTCGCAAACAATACACAATCAAGGTGACCAGACAAACAACGATTGATAATATATGGAGCATAACCCTTTATAGCATCAGGGTCTTCCTCTACCAGATTCTCTTTGGTAAAGTTGACAGAATTCAACCAGTCTTTTAATTCCATAATAATTTGTACGCTAAAGAAATTCTTAATCCAGAAAATAATCTATGAGGTGCATCACTATAATGCTTAATACCACTAGGAAACAATATAGCACGATTAGATTTATATGTAACTATATTAGAAACATCATTATCACCCTCAAGAAAAATCAAATGCCCCTGATCTTCTAGTTTCCAGTTTGGATTTGGATAATAAAGAAAGGTCATATCTCCATCATCGTAATGAGGATTACCGCATTGATTTGCAGTTTGTCCATTAGCATATATTCTTCCAATAGAAAAATCTTTATTGAGTTCATCACAAATAATATTAAAAAGATAAGTATTAAAAAAAATATCCTCTTCAAGTTTATTTACATGCCAGAACCTTCTACCCTTTCTACCCCCATTAAAACTCCAATTACTACCATATCGTAATAAATCATAAATTTCTTCCCTAATATTTTCAGAGAAAAAATTATCAATAACTTTAATTTCGTTCATTTTGGTAGCTTCCTATTAAAGTTCCAATATCCAAATGATTGCCAAGTATAAAATATTCCACATAGAAACTTTTGTACAAAGTATTCCAAATAAAGTATGGAAAGAATAATATATTTTTCAATCATCTTATAATTTGGATATCATCATCTTCTGTCCAGAGTTCAACTTTAGTTCTAAAGCGATTATCTCTGTGAAGATTTTCATATCTCTTGGTTGCTTTTCTCTTCCACCAAGAAATAATATTATCCAAATAAAACTTATCCCAATTAGGACCACGAACCAATTTGTCATCTTTACCAAGAAGAACCTCCCGTACATTGCCATAACCATAATCAGATGTATAAGATCTTTTTCTTTGAGTAAGACCAAATGCTTGTTTAATAACACGATTAAACTCTACCAATTTCTCCTTATCCTTTAAACTATTTCTGATAATAGAAACCATCTTTGTCTGTCTTTTTAACTTTTTAGAAGATGCTCTATTCTCTGTCAGAGGTGTATTATTATTCAGATAAGTAAATCGATTATGAAGTTTATGAAATACATCATCATGGAGCAGAGGAAGGAACTTACTATCCGTTAGACCTTTATACCTTATGAATGGTTTAAGTCCATCATACTGCGATGCAGAGGTCGTAGAACCATACAATGAAGTGGTCTCAAACCAACCAATATCCTTTTCAAATACTTCATTCAATGCCTCCCTTGCAAAGTGAGATACACACATCAATGCAAGAAGTTTTCCACCAAGATAATTATATCCAAATGGTTGAGAAGGAACAATAGCAAATCCCATCGCAGAGTGACGATTGATTAAAGTAAGATTTGCTGGTTCACCTAACCACTCATTTCTTGGTTTAGAATTAATAGTAGGAGATCCAAAACGAATAAACCCAACTATCTGTCCACTATTCTTTTCATATACTATCCAACGCAATTCTCTACCAGGAATATTCTTCTCAATAACTGCAGAAGAAGTTGCAGTTAAAAGTTCATGATAATATGCTTGAGGTACAGACTGTTGAAATCTCTCTCCAACAAATCTAACCTCAAAGTCCATTTCCTCTGGAGGAATGTCCTCATTAAAGAACTCATCCTTTAAAGAAAATAATGAACTTCCTCTTTTTTCAACTGCTGATTCCTTTGTAAAACGAATGTAATCTTCAATAGTTTTAAATCGTCCAAAGTAATTAATAAATTCATCAGCAGCCCATACAGCATCTGCTTCACTTATTATCATAATGTAGGTATTTTAAGATTTTTTGCTAAACCTAGTCGATGTAATACTACTATGATATACCAAGTCAAGTCAAACTGACCTTGTAAACCATGTTTTGCTGATGAAGGATATGCGTGATGATTATTGTGCCATCCCTCACCAAAAGCAATCCATCCCATCAATCTATTATTAAGTGCTTCATGAGGATGATCAAATGGTTTTTCGCCCCATGTATGGCAAACAGAATTGATACACCATGTTAAATGATATACCACCATAATCCTAACTGGTATACCCCATAATACATAAGTCCATCCACCAAGACTATACAAGATAAATGCAAGAGGGATTTGTAGTGCTAGGAAATTCTTATCCAACCATCTATAGTATGGGTCTTTTCTTAAGTCTGCTGCATATCTTTTAACTCTCTTCTCACCAGGTACTCTAAACAACATCCAACCAACATGAGCCCACCAAAATCCTCTATTAATATTATGAGGATCCATTCCTTTGTCAGACCATTTATGATGTTGTCTATGTATTCCAACCCATTCTATTGGGCCATACTCTGCACTCAATGCACCACAAGTAGCAAAAATTCTTTCTAACCACTTTGGTACTTCAAATGACTTATGTGTTAGTAACCTATGGTATCCTAACGTAAGTCCTAAACATCCAGTAACCCATCCCAAAAATATCATTAAAAAGAATGCATCCCAACTAGCAAATTGCAATGCATATAATGATAGTAGATGAACTACTGTGAAAAATATAATTGTGGGCCACTCAAGATGTTTCATCTGATTATCATGGGATCGTTATACATTGGAGGACCAATATCTAATATTATAGGAGAATCTAATACATCGTCAAGACTATCTGCCATTCTACGGAAACCACTTCCGACAAATATCTGACCAGCAACAACTGCAACAGTAGCAGTACCCCAGAAGATATAATACCACCTAGATTTAACTTGGTGTCTTTGTTTCTTGTTGAGTTTCATTCTACCTCCAATTGATCTAATATTTGATTGACTTTAATAAGAGAATCAAGTTCCATAATTTTATCTGCAATATGTTTTGCAATGTATGGTTCTTCAGATCTTGCTGCAAATGCTAATGCATTACGAAGAGATGCTATGGCTTCTTGTACAGAATCTTCAACTTGTTTAGATACTTT